TTCAGTCATTCCTGACTGTTAACACCAAGGAGATAGACACATGAGCGTTAAGAACGACCTACTCACAGAACAGGCTCTCCGCAAGTGGAAGCCCGTTCTAGACCACAGCGACATGGCTCCAATTACGGATCCACATCGCCGTGCCATCACCGCCACCCTCTTGGAGAACCAAGAGAAGGCAATCAAGGAGCAGATGCTCAACGAAGCACTGCCCGCCAACTACATTGGCGGCGGAATTTCCAACACCAGCGGCGAAGGCAACATCAAGGGTTACGATCCAATTCTCATCCAGTTGGTTCGTCGCGCCATGCCAAACCTCATGGCATACGATGTCTGCGGCGTTCAGGCCATGTCGGCTCCGACTGGTCTGATCTTTGCAATGCGTAGCCGTTACGCCACTCAGACCGGAACCGAAGCGTTCTACAACGAACCCGTTGCTTCGTACTCGGGTTCGACTTCGAACACCGTTGCTCCCGGCGTTACCACTTCGCAGGCAGGCGGCGGCGCACAGGCTACCAACCTTAACGGCTGGAACGGTCTGTCCAACTTGGATCCGTTCGGCTACGGTGCCCCCGGACTCGACCCACGCAGCGCAAGCGGTCTAACCACAGGCAGTGGTCTTCAGACGCAGATTGGCGAAGACGCTACTCCGAACAACATGGCGTTCAGCATTGAGCGCGTTGCTGTTCAGGCGGCTACTCGTACCCTTGCTGCATCGTACAGCGTTGAATTGGCTCAGGATCTCAAGGCTGTTCACGGCTTGGATGCTGAAACCGAACTCGCCAACATTCTCAGCACGGAAATCCTTGCCGAGATCAACCGCGAGGTTGTTCGTAACATCTATCGCACTGCTAAACTCGGAGCGCAGCAGCCGGATCTGTATTACAAGGGTATTGCAGGTGGTCTGACCACTGCTGGCAACGGTACTGCTTATGGTGGTGTTTACAATCTCATTCAGGACTCTGACGGTCGTTGGAGCGCGGAAAAGTTCCGTGGTCTGATGTTCCAGATTGAGCGTGAATGCAATCAGATCGCCAAGGATACCCGTCGCGGTAAGGGCAATTTCATCATCTGCTCGGCAGATGTTGCTTCGGCCCTCGCAATGGGCGGCTTCCTGAACCTCAGCCCCGCGCTGAATGTCAACCTTGATATTGATGACACTGGCAACACCTTTGCCGGAACCCTCAACGGTAAGATCAAGGTCTACATTGATCCGTATCAGGATGTCAGCGGCACAACCAACACGAACTTTATTTGCGTTGGTTATAAGGGAACAAGCCCCTACGATGCGGGTCTGTTCTACTGCCCATATGTCCCACTACAGATGATGCGCGCTGTTGACACCGCCAACTTCCAGCCCAAGATTGCGTTCAAGACCCGCTACGGCATGGTTGCGAACCCCTTCGCGGAAGGAGCCAATGTTGGTTTCGGTGCGCTCAACACTCGTAGCAACCTCTATTACCGCATCTTCCGCGTGGACGATCTCCACGGCGTGGCTTCGTAATAGACGCTTCAACCTTACGGATCGGGGGAGAGGGAAACCTCTCCCCCTTTTCGTTTGGGCGTATAAATACCTGTACACATGTCTATTCCATATAACTTCACCGACATTGAACAGGGAATCCTAGACCGATACCCGCAGCAGATGAATCCTCTGCTGCCCACTTACTATCGGTTCAGCATTGCACGGCTTCCCAAGGTATCGTATTTCTGCCAGAGTGTTTCCTTGCCCACCATCACTATGAGTGAGGTGATTATGCCTACTCCATTTGTTCAGATTTCAAGACCGTCTAAACTTGATTTCGATGAACTGACGGTGGGGTTCGTGGTTGATGAAAATATGGGCAACTGGCTGGAAATATACAATTGGATGCGCTCAGTCACCAATGTTGAAAATTATGAAGAGTTTAGAGCAGTGAATACCCATGTGTCTACTGCAAATCTAATCATCCTGAACTCCAAGAAGAATCCAAAATTGAATGTGACTTTCTATGACATCTATCCACGAACCCTTTCGTCTATAGACTTTAATTCTGCGGTGATGGATCCCGAGCCTTTCGTAGCCAACTGCACTTTTAAATACAGGAGTTATGAAATAGAAGTGCTTTGATTGCTCTTGACTCGTCTTGTAGACAGTGTATACTCCTCCAACGGAGATTCGCCATGAACCTAGAAGACATCAGAAAAGAAATACAGCGCGACATGGAATTGGACGATTCGGCTCTTGATTTGGAGTCGCTGAAGATTCCACAACTGCACGGCAAGTACTTGAACTTTCTCATGGACGAGCGGCTTGCCATGCGTAAGGCGGAAGCAGAGTACAATACCATGATCCGTGTAAAGTGGGAGTACTACACAGGCAAGATGTCGCAGGAAGAACTGACCGCCCGTGGGTGGGAGCCGTTTCCTCTAAAGATTCTGCGAAACGATCTTGATTTGTACTTGGATTCAGATGAAGACCTGTGCAAGATGTCGCAGAAGTTCATCTTTCAAAAAGAGAAGGTGTCCCTGCTTGAAGAGGTGGTCAAAGAACTGAATACTCGCCATTGGAAGATTCGTAACGCCATAGAGTGGAGAAAATTCACAAGTGGTCAATGATTGGGACAGCCTCATGCAGTACGATCCGGAGAACGAGGATCGTGATGCCGTGTACTTGACCGATGTGTGGAACATGGCTTCCCGGCACAGCAGCGATCCCAATACACAGGTTGCTGCTGCTCTTGTTTCTTGGGGCGGTGGGATAGTGCTTGTGGGATGGAACGAGGTTCCTCCGCAGATTGCAAACAAAGGGTATCCGAAGTGCGTACACACAAAGAATTTCTGCACAGAACACGCAGAACGGCGAGTGCTGTTCAAGGCTGTGGGAAATCGTTTGCCCACCGACAAATTGCAGATGTATGGAACATGGATGGCGTGTGCAGAGTGCGCTCGGGCAATAATCCAATTCGGAATACGGCGCGTGGTGACTTTTCGTAAACTAGTACACCGAACACCCCCAAAGTGGCAGGAGTCTACTTTGGAAGGATTGAAAATGATGAATGATGCCGGAATACAGGTAGTAGGGTGGGACGGAGAAATCCACACCGAAAGCACAATTAGATTCCACGGAGAAACGCTGAACAGAACAGCAGTTCAATAATGGTAAACCTAGATGTGAGCATAGTCGATTCTGTTTGGCTCCGCGTAAACTGCGAACGCGGAATAGCCAAGGAACTATCCGATTATTTCACATTCAAGGTTCCGGGATACAAGTTCATGCCAGCGTATCGAAGCCGTATGTGGAACGGAGAGATATGCCTGTACAACATACACACGCAGCAGATTTACGCAGGATTAGCCGATTACATAGCCCGGTTTGCGGAAGAGCGTGGTTACACAATCACCATGCCGTCCAAGAACAAGTTCAAAATCACTCCCGAAGGCGTGAAAAAATTCGTAGACGATTTCTTGCAGATACATGTGGGCGGGAAAAAAGCGCAGGCGCATGAACACCAAGTAAATGCTGTGCATCACGCTATGGAGCAGGAACGGTGTTTGTTGCTGTCACCCACCGGAAGCGGAAAAAGCCTTATCATTTATTCCCTGATACGGTACTACTTGGACAAGATGCCAAAGGGTAAAAAGGTGTTAGTGATAGTTCCAACGGTATCCCTAGTGGAGCAAATGGTTTCGGATTTCAAGGACTATTCCACGGGGAACGGGTGGAGCGTGGATAAGTACTGCCACAAAATAATGGGCGGTATTTCCAAGATCACAGATAAAAGAGTTGTGGTCACGACATGGCAGAGCGTGTTCAAGCAGTCGGAAAAGTACTTTGAGCAGTTTGGAGCAGTGGTTGGTGATGAGGCGCACCTGTTCAAAGCCAAGTCCCTTACCTCCATAATGACCAAACTGAAGACATGCCCGTTCCGCGTAGGCACGACAGGAACACTTGACGGCACACAGACACATAGGCTTGTGCTTGAAGGGCTTTTCGGAAGAGCCTATGAAGTCACGAAGACCAAGGAACTGATGGAACAGAAGATTCTCAGCGACTTGAAGATAGACTGCATCATTCTTCAATATCCACAGGAAGAGAGAGAAGCAACAAAGAGAGCAAAGTACCAAGATGAAATCAAATGGCTCATATCATCAGATCGGCGGAACACATTCATTGCCGATATGTGTGAAAAATTGAAGGGCAATACTCTTGTTCTATTTCAATTTGTCGAAGGACATGGAGCAGGGCTAAATAAGTTGGTGCAAGAGCGCGTAGGCTCTTCTCGTAAGGTATTCTTTGTTCACGGCGGAACCGAAGCGGGAGAGCGTGAAGAAATCAGAAAGATAGTTGAACAGGAAGAGAATGCTGTTATCATTGCTTCCTACGGAACATTCAGCACTGGCATTTCCATACGCAGACTGAACAACATTCTTTTCGCATCCCCTTCCAAGTCCCGTATACGGGTACTCCAAAGCATAGGAAGACAACTACGAGTATCAGAACATAAGAGCGTTGCACGGCTGTTCGACATCGGTGACGATCTTTCGTGGAAGTCTTGGATCAACCACACAATGAGGCACATGAACGAGCGCATGAAGATTTACGAGTCCGAGGGATTCACCTACAGGGTTATTCGGATAGATATAGGAGACAAGAAGACATGAGAGAAAAGAAGTCATCCCTCCGAGTCTTCAAACTGCGTAGCGGTGAGGAGATCATTGCCAAGATATCCGCAAAACCTCGCGGCAAGATCACCGTTGAGCGTCCAATGAGAATCAACTATTCGGTTGTTGCAGACCCTTTCACGGGGATCAAGAAGAGTGTTATTTATTTTACGGATTGGCTTGGTGGTGCTACAGAACTCATGGTGGATATCCCGAAAGATTTTATCCTCATGGATCTGACACCCGATCCGGACATGGAAAGACTGTATGTAACACAGACCGAGGCTCAGGATAAGATGGGAAATCCGCCACCCGCAAAAAAAGAACCACTCCCCGAATTGGACGATGATATGTCCAATCTCCCCATGCCCACCGAGGAAGAACTCAAAAAATTAGACGCTCTGATGGAATCTATGGGGCTTGCTATGGCTGAAGAAGCCGACAAGAAAAATCCATCAGATGAAAATTCAAAACCACCATTCATTCCTCCACATTTTCCTATGCCTCCGTCCGCGTCACAGAGAGGAGTGATATTCACGGTATCAATTCCCAGTGATTTGGTAAACGAGTGGGTACAATCAGGAATAGTGGACTATCTCCGAGACTGTTTTCAGGATTTCATGGAAAGCGAGATGGCTGATTATTTTGCTCCACCTCCTCCAAAGAAGAAGAAGAAAAAGTCTTCAGCAAACAAAGAAAAGTCATCCAAAGAGCAGTGGAATGCTCCTACCGAAGAGCAGCAAAAGGAACGAGACTACGGAAATCGAATAACCGATTGGTCGCCGTTCATCAAAGACTATCTTCCGGGCAGTACGGGAGAAAATCATTCTGAAGGTTCTTGACAGACCGTGTAACCTGTGTTACCATTCGAAATGAGATCAACATGAACAAGAAAAAGACCGACCACTACATAGACAACAAACGATTTTT